AAGAAAGATGGGGTACTTATACACAATATAAAAATTATAGGCTGCGGTCAATAATACCCATGCCCAACATTCTACTGTCAAGACAAGCAAAACCCAATTCTGCCCAACCAAAGAAACCTTGTTTCTGGACACGGAGCAAAGTAGGATCGTCATGAGCTTGGAAATCCTGACGAATAGGCATAACCAAAGAATCATTGCTACCCATATCGAAACCCATAACCTGAGTTTCACCGAGAGTATTAACGGTACCATCAGCGTTTGTTACGTTAGGATTCTCAATAACGTATGCATTGTATTCTTCATTAGAGTCGGCAATAAACTTTCCATAAGCCGCGGCGTTACCATTGATGTTGTACAGACCAGTAGCACCAAGGTGCTGAATTTCGTGGAGGCGTACATTCCAAATGCTTCCCATACCAGCCGCCTGGAAAATCTCACGGCGGGTTACAGGATCAATGTCAGTATCAGTCCATTCACGAATGTCAGCAGCATCTTCAGGAGATACGTAAAGATCTGTCAGCTGACGACCGATTCTCTTAAAACCTACAATCATTTTATTTAAAAGTTCTTTTGAAAGGTAACCAGCACCCGTGGATGACGGCTTGATTTCATAAATCGGAGCCGGACGGGAACCAAGAAGCCCCTTACCAGTAAAAGAGGATGTAGCTGCTGGCATAATTACTCGCCAACCACATTCTTCCTCGTAGTTGGCCAGGTCTTTAGCGGCACGAGCAGCAGCTCTCTGAGCAATATCAATACGAGAGTCACGTGCGTAAGTGATTTTCCAATCCGCAGCGGTATCAATCATAAAAGTAGGAACATATACTTCTTCTCCGATACCTTCAATGAAGTTCTGAGCAACATATCCCAAACCAGGCAAAACCCAAACAGGGATTTCAAAGTCTTCCGCTACCGGATAGACAGCCTGAGCACCAGGAGCGAGTCTTTCGACTGCGAACAGCTGACGCATAATGGATTCTAGTTCAATCTTCTGCAGGATTGGAGTTGTAAGGGCAGCAGCGAAAGCACGATAAGCGGCTAAGCCCTCTGGTGTATGAATATTGGCTGTTTCACGAAACAGCTCTTGCATTTCTTTAAGATCCATAGTAGACAACTCCTCCTATATTAGTGTTGGAGGCACGGTTTACGTGCCTTAATCCAATTTGTTTTATTAAACCAAAAGTTTGATCCTGATCGGATACAAAGTAGTATTGGCAATATTAGCTGTGGCTTTAGCAGCACTAGCACCCTTCATTACACGAGCAACTACTACTGAAGAACAACGCTCGCCCGCAGTGTCAGTACCATCAGCATCAGTTGTGCTGTTTGTTACTTTGGCTTCATCAGCGGCGGGGTAAAGAGCTTCACCCGGTGTCATTTTAGTAGTAAGACCTGTAGATGTGTAATGTACTGTGTCCCAGATTCCTAGATGGGCTACACCAGCGGGAGCAGCTTTAGTACCAGTAATGTTACCGCTAGCATCATACTGCGGCTGAGCAACGACATCACTAGAACCAAGATCACCAGGCATATAAAAGCCAGCAGGATGAACCTGATGATATCCGGTTTTCACTTTTTGCATAAGAAAACCGAAAGGAGTGTCAGTCACACCATAAGCCATTTTGAATACAATAGGTTCTTCATTGGCTGCGGTGGAATCAAGATAAACAACGGAACCTGCGTAGGCGATAACTCCTCCGATCCCGGCGGCACCACTAGCGGTTTGAGAACCATAGCTGCAGAATTGATCTTCTACAACAGGATGTCTTGGAATAAACATGTCCTTTTTCCTCCTATAAATCGATTATTCTTCTGATTTTTTCCATTTCGCAGCCATAGCTTGACCCAACTTGGCATACTTGGCCATAACGTCTTCACCTGGAATATATTCCATGTTTAAAGCCGCGGCTGTTGCCTGACCAGGGGTAATCTGGGCAGGAATTACTGATTCTTCTTCACTGGCAGCTTCTTCACCTTCTGCTGCGGCCTTAGCGGCTTCTTCGGCGGCTTTCTTGGCAGCCTCTTCAGCAGCTTTCTTGACCTCTTTTTCAGAATCTTTACCAGCGTTTTTTGCTTCTTCGGCAGCTTTCTTAGCGGCCTCTTCCTCCGCCTTTGCGTCGGCTTCGGCTTTCTCACGGGCTTTCTCAAGCTCGGATACTACAGCGGCTCTGATAGAGACTAGTTCTTCCTTGTAAGATGCAAAGTCTTCATCTGACATTTCCCTAACTTTTGCCATTTGGGAGTCTTTATCGGAGCGAGCGACGCCAGCATCTTCAAGCTCAACCATTCTTTTTTCGGCTGCCCTATCCTTTTTCATATCCTCAAATTCTTTCTGAGTTTCACCAAGTTTTTCGTTAGCTGTTTCCAATTCTTCTCTGGCTGCCTCAAGCTCAGAGGTAAGGGTCTGGATTTGGGCTTCACTTGCTGAAAGTTTTTCTTCAAATTCTGCTACTTCAGCGTTCTTTGCTTCCAACGCATCAGTAAGATCAGAAATAGAAGAAGCGGCTTTAGTAAGTTCGGCTTCTGTTTTAGCACGAATCTTGGCTTCCTCTTTTTCATTGAACAGGTTTTTAACAACTTCCGCAACCTGTGCTTCGAGATTCTTATCCATAATGTTAAGTTTCCTCCTTGCAATTTTAAATGCTTACAAGTTTATTTTGGCGACTTAACCGACCTGAAATGTGTTTTTATTAAAGTTAGTTCCTTTTCCTAAAATAAAAACTAATTGTTTTTTACGGAAGGCTTTCGGTTGGTCCAAAATAATCTGGCTGGTTGAAGCCTTCAACCTTCATATCTTCACCGAGCATACACATTACTGCGATGCCAGTGTCTCCAGAAGCAGCAGCACTGGATTTGATTGTGATCACGTTGTTGGTAGTGTCTTTTTCAACGGTCAAATATCCCAATGCTCCTTCAGGAGTAGCTGTGACCGTAGCGTAAGTAGCCAGATCATAGCCGTGCCATTTTATACCGGAAGCCAAAACCACTTCAGTGGCTCCATCTGGCATAATAACACCCATTGCCCAAATAAATGGGTAGGCATGGTTATTGCCTAAATTGCGATAAATAGTTTTGAGGTGGTCATCACCATTAATGCGAGTAAGCTTAGGCATGCTTTTAAGCTTACCCTGTTGACCAATGTTTAGAGATGGCATTTTTTACCCTCCTATCGTGATTGAGTTTTAACTGCCTCACGTAAAGCAGCTTTTAAACCATCTAAAAGCTCCTTGCGTCTATCTTTCTGGTCAGCCTCCTCCATAAGACGGGCCATAGTTTGTGCCGCTAGGCGACGGATTTCCTGATTACGCAAGCAGTTTGGGTCGGTGGTGTCTCGGCTAAACGATGTACAGCCTTTTTCATAGGCACTACACCAATCATTAGCGGTGACCGCACCGGCCTTATCATACAATCGGCGATTGTAGTTTACACAAATCCCCGAAGTATCATCCATCAGGCCATCACGAGCTTTTTCTGTAGTTACAGCACCTTCTACACTTTCTTCTACTTCTTCAGAGGTTACATTATTTGAAGTCTTTGTTTTATCTAAATTTAGTAAGATTGTACCGTCTTTGTCTGTAACGAAATTCATCTCTGTTTCCCCCGAATC